CTTTTCCAAACTGTTCAACTGCTTCTTGATATTTACTATATGATTCTTTTAAGTTTGTTATTGAACCGCTAACTGCATTTTTCTGTTCTTCTGCCCCTTTATAAAGATTAGCAATCATTTCATCAACATCTTTACCTTGGGCTTCCAAGTATTCTCTTTGGGAAAGCAAATTCATTACCATTGAATCAGTAGATTGGTCAATGTAATTATTTATAGCATTGCCCAAACTCTCATACTTACCAGTAAGAGAATCCGCCATGTTCACAGTAATAGTTTGATTGCTCTGTAAAGCAGCACTTAATCCTTGTATCGACTTTCCGTATTCTTCAATATCACCCCTATCTTGCGTAAGATTTCTGGTTATATCTATCCATTTTTGCGTGTTTTCTGTAACAATGGATGTCGATTCACTATACCAATCTCTAACTTCTGCAATAGTTGTATCGCCTTGTGCAGTAATAGCTTCAAAAACATGGTCTAAACTAATTTGATTAGCTGCATCATTTATTCCTTTAATTGCAGCTACAGCAGCCACGCATCCTGCGGCAATAATTCCAGCAGGGAATCCAAGAAGCAATGTAAATGCAGCTCCAGCAATACCTACCTCTATCGCAAGATGACCAATCCCTTCTGCAAGGCTTTCTACTCCAAGCCCAATATTCTCAACCGTATTGCTTACTGCCTTAAACTCCAAAAAACCAGTTGCAAGACTTCCCAAAGCGGTTACGGCAGTCGGTAAACTTGCCGCAAAATTATTTACTCCCGTTTTTAAACTTTCAAAAAGTTCCGAGAAAACAAATTTTAATTTATTGGCAGTATCTAATCCCATAAGATTTGCCATTGATAATGGGGTTTGTATAGCATTGATGGCTTTCCCCACTCCGCCAAGAGAAGTTGTTAATTTTTGCAAAGGATTGTATAAAGCACCTATACCTGAAGCTGTTGCACCGATTGCTTCTGCGCCTTTTGCAACACCATTCATACCTTTCGCTATCGAAGATAAATTTTTAGCAGATATAATTATTGAAAATACTTTTAAAAATTCAGATGTCTTTGAAGCGGCAAAAGCACCAAATTTAAACCCAGCTATTGCCAATGCAATTCTCTCAAGTACTTTCGCAATATCTTTGGTTGAGCTTTTATCAATCCATTTTGCAATAGCTTCAAGGAATCCCATAAAAGCTTTGCTACTAACAAATTTAGCAACATCCTCAGCAATCTTAAGAATAGCTTCGCCTAATCCGGTTAATACTTTTTCTACTCTTTCTGCCGTGATAAGCTTAGTTATTTCTGTTACTCTTTCAAGGAATCTATAAAATACTTCTGAATTTACAAATCTTGCTAATGCAACGCCTATATTTCCTATCGCAGAAGCCATTCCTGTATGTATATTTTCAAGTAATTCTTCTATTGATGACCATACAGGTTGCAACTTTGCTCTTAATGTTGCAAAGTTAAATGCATCTACAACTCTTGAGAGTTCGCTGTTCATATGAGGAATTGCTTCTTCGATAATATATTTTATGTATTTTAAAATTCCCAATACAAATATATCTTCAACAACTCCACCTAAGAAATCTGCGACTCTATAAAGCTTCTTTGTTAGCTTCTCAATTGAATTAAGCAATGGAGAAAAATCAATATTCTTTGCCCAATCAATCATATAATATGAGATGTTTCTTATATGATCCACAAGCACAGCTGCAATATCTCTTAAATTCTCAAAGATATGAAATCCAACTCTTCCTTTATTCCAAGCCACATCAAAAGCATTAGCAAGATTACGAACTATTCTAAATACATCGCCAATAATCCTTAATAATTGCTCAAACATCCTGATTGTTTTTTCTTGATTCCATACTGTAAGGAAATCTTCAGCCATATCCTTGAAAAGCTTTCCTAAAGAGTTCATCATCGTCTTAAAGCCATCAATCAGATATTGTTTAGCTCTATCCCATGCTTCTTTTAGAGGGTTCGTAAATCTATCCCAATATTTTTTAAATGTATCAAAGAAATCTTTCATCTTTTGGCTAACAGGTTCGATGTCCCATTCAGCCATAGGATTTCCACCTTTTCCGCCACCGGACTTTTCAGACAAAATATTTAGCTCATCAATTCCCATTGTAAGTTTACTCTGAGATTTTGATGCCTTATCAAGAGACTCTGCATAGTTATTTACATCTTTTGTTGCCTTTGTATATGTACTGCTACCGGTTGCTATTGCAAAAAATTGTCCTAGCAACCCTAAAAGATATGCAAGCTTGGATGCAATCATGTCAATAATAGGAGCTACAGTGTTTATCAACGGCTCAAATGCACCTACAATAGCACGTCCAATCCAAGCAAAATCAGCAACAATATTGGACATACTATCATTAAACTGTGTTCCTAATGAATTTGAAAATTTAGCAAGAGACTGAACTGCATCACCTACATCTTTTATCAAAGCTGTAATTGCTTTTCTAACAAGCATGAATGTAAAAGTACGCATTACTCTCTTCCAAAAATTCGAAAGATTTTTTAATTTATCTTGAATATTATCTGAAAAATGACCTATTGATTCATTTATCGATCTGAACTTTTCAATATACTCATTTGCAGCTCCTCTAAGAGGTAGCATCAAATATTTAAAAGCAGTTATTCCGGCATTTCCAACTCTGTCTAATGAACCCGCTAATGAATTAAATCCATTAGCAAAAGCTTCTATATTGGTTAAAACATCCCTATCCCCACTTCCGAGCAATTCTTTTCCAGATATATCTTCTGCTGATTTAGCCGCATCCTCCAACGCTTCAGCCGTTTTTTCAGATGCCGAAGCTAAATCTTCAGCAGCGTTATTATCACTTACCAGTGCATCAGCTAATCCAGCTGTTTCTTCCTTTGTTCTAATTACAGCAGGAAGTAATTTTGTTTCAACTGTTTCTGCTACTCGTTGCGGAGCCGAATCATCAAAATTAGGAATTACGAAACCTACATTTTTGATACCATTTAATAAACTGTTTGTTCCTTTAATCAATGATTCAGGAATTTCAAACTTATCATTAAATACACCAAAATATCTATCGAAATCCGGGAACTTAAAGCCTGAAACAGCTTCCTTAAGATTTTCACCAGCCTTAGCTAATTGTTGAACCTCTCTAGTTGCGACAGATGCCCCTTGTGCAACCTTTTCCAAGCCAGCACCACTCATCTTATTAATATTTGCTGATGTGTCATTTGCTGACTTTGCAATGGTATTAAGTATTGTTACAAGCTTTGTCCCGTCTTTAAGACCTAACTGCCTATTTAAGCCTTGAAGAGACGTTACTAATTCTCTTATACTGGATGCAGCATCACTTGCACTAGATTTAACTTGTATATTTAATGAATCTATGTTCATAATAGTCATCCTCATAAGAAAAGACAGTGACCTAAGTCACTGCCCTTTCTTTTGCTTTGACAATTCAAAGTTTGTCTGTCGTATTCTAAGACTAGCCATGAGAATATCACGTCTTTTCTGCTTTTCTTCTTCAGACAATTCTCCAGCATTACTTTTTATTGACTTCAAAGAAGGATTCTTAATCACATCGAAATAAGATTGTGGTTTTTGTCCCTTCCTTCTGAACATATTACCTGTTGCTATACTAACGGCTTCAAATATATAACCTCCAAGAAGCCATTGATCTTCATCTATTATTTTTCTTCTTAATTTATAACCCTCAAGTATCGGTTCTAATATTCTTGGATTCATATCCCAAAATTCCCAATATGAATATCCCATCGCCAATACTGAAGGTAAAAGTTCTTTTTCATATTCCTCAGTAAGCGTCTTATACTTTATTGAATTGGTGCTTCGCCTACCTGAGTTGCTGTTACTGACTGAACCGTTGCTGCCTGAATAGGTGTTTCCTGAATTGGTGTTACCAGAGGAAAGGGTATCTCTTCCACCTCTTCCGTCTTTTTGTTGAGTGCTTGAAAAAAACGCGACTCATTCATTGCCTCTGTAACAGCTTCAAAAATACCATCAAGATTTCCACCATTTATTACATGCTTTTCAATTTCTTCATCAGCAGCATTCATGCTTATTCCTGCACAAAATGCAAGATAACCCGATGCAAGTGAAAATGGTCTACTTCCCATATCTCCCAATGAAATTCCATTACTTTCAAGATGCCTTACTGCTCCAAAAGTAAGTTCTTTTGCTACATATCTCTTGTTGTTGATTAAAAATGTATTCATAGATCCCTTTTCCTTTCCCTGCTTAAAGGGAAAGGGGCAGCCCGAAAGCCGCCCCATGTTCCGTTAAGCATTTTGCTGTGTCAAAAATTCCGTGATAATATCCGCTTTAAGTGTCTCGGTTATCGTATAACCTCTCGTATTCGCGATAGATTCAATCTCACTAATAGTAAGTTCGTTAAGTTCTGCCTGAGTAAATTCATAATTAAGCTCCTGTTCAGCCAAGAACTCATCAACAATATCCTGTGTAGTTGAACCTGTGATTGTATATCCTCTCTGAGTTGCGAGAGCAAGGATTTCTGAATCAGTCATCGCGCCGAGTGCTGTTGCATCAAGATAACCAGTGGTCTGACTAGTGTTGCCGCCCTGATTGCCACTTCCACCAGAGCTAGTTACCCCGCCGGTTCAATAGCGGTAAGTTCGCCCTTGTAATCCTCAATAGCGAATCCAATCTCAATTGTCAAAAGCTCGTTCTGAGAAAACTCAGGCATAGGAAGTCTCTGAGGAGGCTGTGCTACTACAAAGAAACCATTCGTTGCATTGGGAATCCATACCTCAAACCATGTCTTAAGATTTGAAGCCTTAGCTGTGTTATAAGCTGAAATCATTGTCTGAAGCTGTGTAGCTACTTCAGCTGTGTAGTTGAATGTAACTGTCCAATCACCGCCTGAATCCTGTCTACCTGCAACATATTTTGAAATGTAATCTTCTAATGCAGATGCATCTATCTTTTCTGTTGACAACTCGATTCCAGCAATAGCATTACATCTTTCAAGCCACGTAAATGCTGCCGGACAAGTTCCGGCTGTTGTTTCAACACCATAACCGAATTTCACTCCAAGAGTGGACAATCCTGCTTCTTGAACTGCCATATCTTCTCCTTTCTACCTATTAAATAGGCAATAAAAAAGAAAGGAAATTCCCTTTCTTTAGTTTTTTATATATGAAAAAGCTTTTTAAGCTAAATCATTCTTCTTGCGGTACTAATTCCTTATCACCGCTTGCAATCACTCTGTTAAGCCTTGCGATTGCAATATACTTTTTATCTGACGTTCTAGGATCTGGAAACGTCTCAACATTGAAATGCAATTTTTTCATCTGTTGAATACCGGCAGTTATTATCCTGCGACATTCATTTTCTGACTTATCAGAGTAAACAATAAGCTCAAATGTGCAATTGATACCATTTACAGTATCGTTGGTCAAATCTCTTCCAACTTCATAAGGAGGTAACATGTGTACATACATAGTCGGAAAATCGCCAACAAACTCAAGCGATTCTTCCTGATTAGATGTTGTGCAGTTAAGACTTGGATATGGTGCAGATGCTTTCTGTACAAGCTCATATTTAAGAATAGTCAGTATATATGATTCAATTTTGGAATACCATGTTTCATCTACCATCTGTTCTAAATACCTTTCTTGCTATGTTATAAACCTGCTCGTACATTTTCATCTCGGCATGATACATTGGATGAGTCGGCGTTACACCAAAACCTCTTTTCCATTCGCCCTTGCCGTTTTCATCCCATTCCTTATACCACCAAGAATCTTCAAAAGCATGTGTCTGCCCAGGAAATGTACCCTGACCTACACCTTCTACATCAAAAAGAACCTCTGCGTATGATGCACTACCAAACTCAGCAAGTAATATGGGACTAAGCACAGCGGTTTTCTTTTCACCAAAAAAGTCCCATTCAGCAACAATCTTCTGATTATCTTCACCAACAAGATAACCTATCGTAGTTATTCCGCCTTTTCCTTTTTTAGAAAAAGTAATATACTTGCCATAACTACCTGCATGTTCCTCGGCTACACTGATACCAAGATTAAGAAGCTCATATACAAACTGCTCATTCTTTATAGCCAAACTGTCGCGATATGCTTTTAATTCTCCTATTGCTCTATTAATGCTTTTTTGATTAAGAGATATTTCAATTTTCATTGTTTGATACCGCTTGCATCATTGCTTTCCAAAAAAGCTGCCCTTCATTCATAACACCCATTACTCTGAAATCAGCAGATGTAGGATCAATTTCATCACCATCAATATACTTAATCTGTGACTGCTTCCAGATAAGAGTGCCTGTCCTGAATGGGAACTGACCTCTTTTGTAAGTCATCTTTGCATCTGCCATGTTTTGCGTTCCAAATGCCTGTAATTCATTTTCTGTAAGTTGCCCTGAGATTGAATTAAAAAACATTATCGGGTTTGAATATTTATCCTTAAACTCGCCCGTTTCGACAGGGATACGTTCACCCGCTTGAATCCTGTATATGATATTGCCTTGGTCATCTCTTTCATAAATCGGTTCTTTTCCTATAAGAAGTGCATAGTACATACGCTGCTTTATTCTTCTTGCAACCCTCATTTCTGCCCTCCTTATCTTGAGATAGGATAAACCCCATAAAAAAGACTATTCCTATCGATATAATCTATTCTTGTTCCATCAGCACTATAGGATGATTGTCCTTCTGCACCGACTTTGTTATAGTCATACCTTGCTACATCTTCTATATTGGAATAATACTTATACATATCGGAATCAATCTGAGCCTCGGTATAATAACCCGGATAATTTCTCGCCCTCTTGACATCACGAAATGCCCCCTCGACTTTCTTTCTTAAAAGCGGTTCATTTACCTTATCTGATTGCGAGTCATCCGCGTTAATCTCTACTTTTAAGTTCTCAAAAATCTCATCAAGCATTTCATTTACAGTCATAATCACAACCCCAATTTCTCGATAAGCTCTGATCTTATATCGGATGCTTCTTTGTCCTTGACTTCAACACCATTCTGCTTTGCGACAGATTTAAGTTTCATATAGGGCATTTTCTGTACATCTTCCACTGTGTAGCTTACCGGTTCCTCAACCTTAGTTTCATTCTTTTTCTTTGCGGGTTTATCTAAAACTCTTTTAATAAGGGCAACTCTCTGGAAATTATTCCCGCTAAGTAAGTCCCTTATTCGCGCATCTGAAACGTTAAGCCCATCACGAGGGTAAGTATCACCCTCGCGATAAGCATAATCGTTATCCTGCGCATCAGTAAAATACCTAATTACTTCATACTGCATACGCTTTCCCTTTCTTGTTATCAAGCACTTGCTGATACTGTAACAGCAACGGTCTTAACAACAGAACCATTGATTGTGCATGTGAGATTTGCTGTGCCAGCTGCAACACCTGTAAGAACAACATCAGCATCGCTAAGTCCATCAGCAACAGTAAATACATCTGTATCTGCGGATGCCCATGTATAAGCTGTTCCAGCAGGAGCAACCTTAGCATGAACTGTATCAAGTCCACCAACAGGAATTGTGATTGTATTTACATCAGTTGTAACTGTAGGAGTTACTGTTCCGCCAATCTCACCAACTACGATACCATCAATTCTCTCAGCAAAGAGAACGATACCTGAAACAACAACATCCTCTGCTGTCATTGTCTTATAATCAGGAAGCTCATGGATTCCGATGTAGCCAAGCTCATCAGATGTGAACTCAAATACTTCGTCAAGGTCTGCACCATTTACAGGAACATAGTAAAGCACAAGATTCTCTTTAGCTGTTCCGTATACAGTTCCCTTGGGAATATTTGAATTAAGGATTACTGTACCAAGTCCAAGGAAGTTCTCGATATAAGACATACCGAATACCTGCTGAACTGTGATCTGTGCTGAACCAAGATAATCTGCAACATCAAGAGGATTCATGAAGTATACAGCGTCAATCTCTGTATCCTCAAAAAGAACCTGCAACTGTCCCCAGATAGATGCAAGAGTTGCCTGGAAAGTTGTACCAGAAGCAATTCCTGAACCCTGTCCAAGGAAATTGAAGAAATACTTTTTGATACCCTTCTGAGCATCCTTAAGCATCTCATCAGTTGTCATTGTTACTGCCTGATTGTAACCCTTTTCGATGATAGCCTCAGCGCTTGTAGCT